TTTCTTAAATTATCAGCTTCTGCTAAATTCTTTACAGCTTCAGATTTTAAAGTTTCTAATCTTTGTGCTTCTAAAGGAGTAAGTTCTCCCATTGTTTCAATCTTTTTCTCTAAGGCAGCAATTTCAGTAGCACCTTTAGTAAGATTTTGCACAAGTAATGCAGATTTTAATTGTGACTGTAATTTCCTATCACCTTCTGTTTCACTTAGAAATTTATTAGATGTTTTTTGAGCCTCGATTTGCTCATTTAGTAAATCCAATTGTCCTCTAACTCGGTCTCTTTCTGTTTCAGATTTTATTGTAAGTAAACTTTCTTCAAGTTCCGATTTACGATTAGTTAAATCTTTTGCGGCTAATTCTAAACCACTCATTGCGATCTTATTCTGTTGAGTTGCGTCTTTAAAATTAGCTTCTAGTCCTGCGATTCTGTTTTGAGATTGTATGAGTTGTAGTTTCGGTAATTGAAATAACCTTTTTTCTTGTTCTTCAATAAATGCAACCTTTTCAGCAGAAGATTTTGTTGGATCATTTAAAAACTCGTCTGCCATTGTTTTTTGCTCTGGAGATAATACTCCTGCTTGCACAAATTCATCCATGCCATTCATGGCAGACTTTACACGGGCATCGGCTTTCTTCTGCTTCTCCTTGTTAAGACCATATTTTTCAATAGCGCCTCCAATCTGTTGCCCTAAATTCGCAAACATTTGCCCTTGCGCACGTCCTGCTTCAACAATGGGTCGAGTATCGACCCGTGCCAGCGCTGATCCGTAATCTCCTCTAAAGAATGGTTTTGCCATAATATTATCTCCTTATTTTGTTAACCGCCAAATGGCCCAACATTTAGATTCCCTAGCAACCCACCACCAAGTGAACCAAGTCCGCTGTACAACCCGGCAGTCTTTGCTGCTTCCGCACCAACCTGTGCGTTGTACATGCTAGCTGCATTAGCTGCTTGATTCTGTATGTATCCTAACCCAGCCTCTGGATTCAAGTATTGTGGCCCTGAGTTTAATCCATATCCAGCCTGCCCAAACACCGATTGCCCGGCTTGCAAGCTCTGTCCTCCACCACGTCCAAGAACTGCTTGGAATGGATCAAGTGTGGATTGATCTTCAAGTGCTGCAAGACGTGTTGCAGCATCAATATATCCAAGTGTGCCTGACTGTTTAAGTTGCTCGTTTAATCGCTGGGCATCTGCGGTGGTTGCCTGTTGGAACTGACCAGCTTGTTGCTGTTGTGCTTGGTTTGCAAGTGCAGCACGCATGTCCACATCTGCTTGTGTCATGTTAACTTGTTGCTGTAATCCGGCTTGCTCACTTTCCTGTGCCATGCCACGAGTAATATCACCCTGTTGCAACCCTGCTTCCTGTCCAAGTACGGACTGTGCAAATGCTCGATTCTGCATACGACGTGCGTTGTCTTCAGCAACCCGTGCCTCTGCTTCTGCAATTGCACCTGACTGATCAAAGGTACGCCCCATGAGCGTGGATCTTGCTCGTGCAGCTTCTGCAATTTGTCGCTCCTCTCTTGGAGTCAGACCTTGCTTAAGTGCAGTCTGAGCATCGCTCAGTATGTCAGATCGTAATGTTCCATCTTCCAATCCAAGCTGCCTATTAAATGCAGTGCTTGCACTTAATTCGTTTGGGGCTGCCACAGTAACGTCTTCTACACCTGCAAATGTTGAATCCGTTGGAAGATCAATTGCCCCTGCTCCCGTTAAATTTTCTTTTTGTGCTTGAAGCACACCTCTTGCATCTGCAAGTGCTTCCTGCGTGCCAGGCTTGTAATCCTCCATGATGTCTTGGTATGTCCCAGATAGCCGGGCAACATCAAGTAAATCACGCTCCCGTTGCCGGGACAAGTTGCCTGCTTGTAAGTCTTCTGCTAGTGCGGATAAACCCAGAAATCCACCACCATCTTCTGCGGATGCAAATCCAGCCTGCCTGCCTGCGTCAGATTGCTGGTATGATGTAGGAAGTTCCCTACCTTCTGCCTCACCCATTTTCTCATAATGATCTTGTCCGTATTCTTCAATTGTGCGGGTATCACCTTGTTTTCTTCTGTTTAGGAAGTCTTGTTGTAAGTCAGGATTGTTCTCAACATATTGTTTAAAATCTTTCGCAAGAACAGTATCCCGCACACCACGCTTGTCACCAAGAATGTCAACCATACCATCACCTGTACGAAAAGTGGGTAGCGTGGTAGTTTCTGTTGTGCCTGCTTTAGTAGCATCTTGAATTATATTACCTTCCGTGTCCTTGGCAAAGATTGGTTGTGCATCAGATATTGCGTAGGAGTTTTGGTTTTTATTTAAACCATAACCGTCAAATCCTTCAGATCCCATCATTGTTTTCTGATCAAATCCGGGTATTGATGACCTTTCAGTTTTTATTTTATCTAAGATTTCTTGATCAAAGTCAGGATTATTTTCCAAGTTTGATATCAACTGATCTGTCAAATTGGTGAGTGTTGATGAAAGTCTATCTTGTAATGGGCCTTCGACCAAAGTCCCATCTGAAAATTTTTCTAGTGTCTCTGATGTAATAGGCAAATCATCAGATTGATCTATTACATTTCCATTAGCATCAACGAACTCAACTCTAACACGTTGTGCATCAGATACCACATTAGGATCACCAGCGTTTCGGATTATATTACCATTTGAGTCCTCAATAACTGTACGAATCTTTGCTTCCCCTGGTTCTGTGTATCCAGATATTGCACGCCCTTGATCATCGTAGGTAACCTCCTGTGTTTGCCCACCTTCCTCACCACCCAGCAAGGTCTGCCTAAGTATATCCGTGTCTGCCTGTGCAGTTTTTCTACGAATCGATTCTTCAAGTGGAAGCAAAGATTCAAGTGAACCTGTGCCTGCAAAGTCACCTGTGCCTGTAAGCAATCCTACCTGTGCTTGAAGTGCTTCTGAAAGTCCTTCGCCATAACTTGGTTGACTTGGTTGTGTAATATTTGTGTCTCCACCCATTTTTATTTCCTCCGATTAATTCGATTAAAGTCGTACCATTTTATTGGTTGTTTTTTTAAATGCCTCATCCATCCAACAAAAGATAGTGGATAGGGTATGCGGTTAATGAACTCGGATATTGCATCATCTCCAATTGCCGTTCTGACATACCATGCGTCTGGGCCAATCACCCCCCATTGCTCATCTGGATGCGTGTCAGAATCTGATCTTACTGCCTTGCCAAGCAATAATGTTTGCGGAGTAATAAATACATATCCGTATGCTGAGTACGAGGCAATGTCCTTGAACATATCGCCATTGATTTGCTCGTAAAACTCCTTAGCTCGTTCCAAAATATTCATGTACTAATTGTCGCTCCTAATGCGACCACCTTCCATGCAGATCCATCGGATACTGCGACTGTTGCTGCACCTGCGTTTCCATCGGTTACATAAATCATTTGTCCGGCTGGACTAGCGCTTGGCACACTAGCCACATCGTATGATTTAAGTGTCATTATTGTTCCACTTATCGTGCCACCTGTCAGAGCAACTGAATTGCTCGCTTGGGTGGCAATTGTGCCTAGTCCAAGTGCAGTCCTTGCTGCCCCGGCATTGGCACTTCCCGTGCCTCCATCTGCAATCGCAATGGGTGAGGATAACCCACTAATTGAACCACCTGTAATGTTTACGTTTGATTCGTTAATCGTGACAGTTGGTTCACCAAGTTGGTTAAGTGACGCAGCGGTTACATCCACACCTGTGGCAAATGTAAATCCTCGTGTCACTGTTGCGGTGATTGCCATCTATGCAACTTCCCTTCTTGCATTTGCACCCACACCAATTGCTTCTAAAGCAAGATGCCTAAAGCTTGGTCTGCCTGCGGTGACATTGATTTCTATGTTTGCCCCATACCCACGGGTACGACCCGTACCAAAGCGAAAGAGTGCTTCTTCTGTGCCATCTGCTGTGTGACTCAAAACTGTGTTACTTGCATCTGGGTCAAGTGTGTTGACCTTGATGTTAAACGCATCGTTATTGACTGTTTTTGCAGCCACCTGTCCACGTTTCCAACTCTTTACGCTAGTGTTTCCAAATGTAAAGGAGCGTGATACTAATTTACCTGCAATTGCAGTTGTGCCGGACTCGCTTGTACTTCCTATCTTGCGACCAGAATCATCTATGGAGTTTTCTTCCATAAGGTAAAATCCTGTGTCATTACATGCGAATAATCTGCGTCTTGTTGGTGCAGATCCGTGCGAGCATATTACCCAATCATCCACATGAAATGCCAAACTACCTGCCATTGCCGGATAGGAATCAACACTTGTCCAGGTAGATGTGAGCATATTAAATATAAATATCTTGTTTGGTACTGTTGAACTACCTGTTGGTACGGCAAGATAGTACTTGTTGTCATACACCACACCACATGCAGTATCTGCTGCTGCAAAATTAACCTCATCGAATTGATCTTGTATAGGTCTGGTCATGGGTATGGTTTCACCACTTATTTTACTAATAGCTACTCCAAGTCCCTTGGCAGGGTCTGTACCAGGTGACAAGACAATGACCCCGTTGTCAGATAGAAAGAATGTTTGTGGGCCAGACTGTGCAATTGATTTACGTGCCACACATCCATGCTGTCTTGTAATCTCGTAAGTGTTAGCTGCGGAGGTTGTGGCAATGTTGTTAATCATGTGGATCGAGTTACGCATAAACACGATTAGCTGATCTTCTTGGTAAGGTATAAAGCCTACAAGAAAATCTGCACTACCTTTATTTAATCTAAATTGCGAGTCAGCAGCAGTGAAGTTATTACTATCAAGCAAGTCTGACATAATTACACTGTAATTACTATCTCCAGGTGGTCCAGAACCTGTTACAGGATTTGCAATGATTAATCGGTTACGAAAACTTATACCAAAGGTTGAGTTGGGACAGGCAATACCTGCACCTGATGCAGTGCCTGTTTTTACAGTAAAATCAGTTGGACTACTAAAGTTACCATCCCATTCTAGTGGTCGTTTATCAGTGCCACGAAACAAGATTAGCTTTTCGAAGTTTTGCACAAAGCTCGCCCCATCTGCTTCTGCCACGATTTCTCCACCAGGATAGTCGATGTCGATACCTGAGTTGTTTGCGTCATTCCAAATGATTGCTTTTGTCTTGGTGGCAACCACCACAAACTCTGTGCCTGTTGCTGGGTCGCTGAATAAAGTCGCACAAAAGCATCGCTCGTCTGTGCCGTTGTAACTTAAGGTTACACTACCTGCCAAGAAATCAATACCTTTGCGTACTTCTGCAAGGTCACCAATCAAGCGCATATTCTCGCTTGTCTGTACAAAGCCCGGTTCTAAAGAAGTTGCTTCTTGGTAACTATCAATACCACGAAATCCACGATCTCCATCTTGAAGAACCTGGTCATCGAGTCTGCCTGTTGTGCGATACCTTGCCATAGTTCACTTCTTCTTTACTTCTTGGTAGAGTTTTCTACTCATGTACACGATGGTGATAATACCTGCAATACATCCAAATAAACTATCTAGGTGTGACAAACCAAAGGTGGCAAGCGTACCACCCATACCTAAGATTGCAGTGCGATCTATCATTAGAACAACCAATCTAATATGATGATGCCAACAATTAGTCCTACGAATACAGTTAACATTTGTGCTTTTTTTGACATGTCTAAGAATTTGTCACGTAATATTTCTAAATTTCTCATAAGTTTTGGGAAGGTGGTTTGACAGGAAATGGTGCGCGTGTAAGGTGTTTTTCTGCTTCTGTTTTTGAACATTGACGAGCAGTGCGTTTGGCAATGAAGATAGGTATGGCAAGGTAACATCCTAGTAATACCGCTGCTCCAATTAAGATTTTTTTCACGTAAGATGTAAATTCAGCAAATCCACTCTTATGTTCTTCCATCCCCTGTGCAACAAGAGCAGATACATCCCCGTGTGATAATGCCTCTATAGTTTCTTCTGCCTCAATGAGTGCATCCTTATTTTTAAGTGCCTCACCAGCTAGTACACCCGCACCAGCACCAAGTGCAGCAGTGCCTGGGCCACCTAAACTTCCCGCACCGCCACCAATCACCCCGCCGATTGTTGGGTAGGTGGAGCGAAGGGAGCATCCGGTAAGGCATATCGCCAATAATAGTATGGTGGTGTAAATCACTCAGCTAAGTGCGACTGATTTAAGTGTTGAGTCAGAAGCTCCAGCAGTTGTAACAGCTACATAAATTTTAAAAGTATCAGTGGCTAAATACAACTCTCCTTGAGTAGATTCTTTTGCAAACTTCGTCTTATTCGCATCAGTCCCTGTTTTCACAGCGATCTGAAAATCTTTCCGATCTAATTTTTGCTGTGCCATGACTTAGGAAGCTGTTCCAGCGTTGATCAGAGGTGAGGAGGGGCGAAGACGAAGATCACCGTTTGCTGGGTCTACGAATAGCGGGTCTGTAAAAATACAATTTGTTCCGCCTGATGCGTTACCACTTCCCATTTGGAAAAAGGAACAGTTTGTAGCACTGTTTACCAAAGTTAAGGCTGAATTTATAGCACTGTTATCGTCACATTTAAAAGCCGTGTTTGTAATCGCCCCATTAGGGGCATTAAAGCCCGTAAAAGTTACAGCAGTAGTGACACTAGTCGCTAAAATACTAATTGTACAATTGTTGAAAACAGGATTAGCGAAAGAAAAATACCGAACACAATTTCCTGTGACTCTGTGAGAAAAATTACAATTTGTATATTTGCCTGTCCCACCAAAACCTGGTGTCGTACTGCCTGAGCAAGCTAAACTAGAGTCCCACACCATTTTACAATTATTAAATTCGTCTGTAGTATTTGCGGGGACAGTTCCAAATCCTTTAATTGTAAATTTATTTACCTTAATGTTAGCATTTGTTCCCAAATTATTTTCATCACCTAATTTAAGTCGAAGAGGGCCAGCGTTGGAAGTGGAGTTATTTAAAATTGCTTTCCCTAAATTGAGTGACTCGTAAGTCAAACCTTCAGCACCTTTTAAAGTCAGGGTACTACCTTGGTCATATGTGCCA